AAGCGCTGAACAAATCGTGTTCCGCCCTATTGCCAGACAAGCTGATTTTTTTCAAAAATCTGTGGAGAGGCAATAGATTTGGCTTAAACCGGGATATAGTGGGATTAGGCGGGAAGTACTGGGATGACTAGCTTTAAGGGGTGTTTGGCTGATTTTGGCATTTTCACGATTTTTGGCTCAGTAAACTTAAAAAGCGCCAAATTGAGCGGTAATTTTGGCGCTTTATTTTCAAGCAGCTTTTGAAGATGTAAGACCACCTAAGCACTGTCTTCAGATAGAGCTATTCCTTTCATAAACTCACTTTCAAGCAAACCTCCAGGCCCAAGAGTTCGGCCAGCGAATCTTCCCCTTAGAGAACCAAGCGCAACGATGTGCTCGGAGTTAATATTGTCGTATTCCTTAATAATTTTATTTAGCTCATCAGGCATATTTGGATAATTCTGCTGTACAAACGAAAAAGCCGGCTTCAAGTTGTCTATGGATTGATCAAGAAGGATCAATCCCAATTCCTTGATCGCTGTTTCCAGCTTCTCATTGCGCCGCTCCTTTACTGGTTCAGACATTATTCTGTTGTATATCAAGACAGTGAAGTAAGCAATTGTTCTTTCATTGAAGCCATGCCCTATAAAATCCTTCTTTAGTAAGCGTTGGAATATTCGCTCAAATTCAATCGTATCGATTGGAAAGGAAGCGTTCTTCTCGATGGCGCAGGCCTGATCAGCCAACAGCATTTCACCTTCACCAGTCAGCAACCAGTTGATGTTGACACCGCCCTCTGCTAATGCTCGCAATGCGCCTGCGCCTGGCTCGCTTGGGCCTTTCTCGTACTGCTTATAAGTCCCTAAAGGGATACCAAATTTAGTCGCCGCCTCTGGCTGGGTTAGGGAAAAATGTTCCCGAACGAGTCGTAATCTATCGCTAATTTTCATTTCGCATCATTCCAAAAAGTATGCGAAAACACAGCAAAATTGCTAAAAACCTTTTTCGCATAGATAACCATTTGATAATAAATTAGTTTTATTGGTCCACTGAAAATACCAAATATAGATTTTCGCGAAACCAAATTTATACCTTTATTTGTTTACAAGGCCTAAATTTGATGCTATCGTATTTACTCCTTAACGCTAATTAGGATTCAATACTATGAACATAAAAGCACCAAAAATAGACCCCACCGATCCTTCATCTGCTACCGGCGACTGGCATCCTTCCTTTGTGATAGCTGCCTTACACCAAGCCGGTTGGACACTGGTCAATCTAGCCAAACATCATAATTTGAAATGTTATGGCGGCCTTTCAAGATCGTTACGACATAGCATGCCGAGCGCTGAAAAGCGGATTGCCGATGCGATTGGCGTACATCCCAAAGAGATTTGGCCTAGCCGCTATTACGAAAACGGCGAACTAAAACCCCGTGGTTTCCATGCGTTACAGTCTATGCCAAATACTGGCATAGTCAACGGTGAACCTCAATAGGGGGCTTATCATGAGACCACAAGACCAGGTTACCATGGACCTATTTAGCATGGGTAATATACCAAATTCGATACCACCTAAGCCAGGCGCGTTAAAGATTGGCTTAAATTTGCGTCGTTTCTTGGCGGAAACAGTCAGAGAGTCGCCTTTATCGCGGGCTCAAATCGTTGAGCGAATGAGTGAGCTGTTAGGCACTCGGATTACTCTGCCCATGCTAAACCGTTGGCTTGCCTACAGTTCCGAAGAATGGCGGTTTCCGTTGGAGTATTTACCGGCGCTGGAAGTCGCTTTAGACAGTCATATCATTCTGGAATGGATGGCCGAGCTACGGGGTGCACGTCTGTTGGTAGGCCGGGAAATTCTGGAATATGAGTTAGGCAAAGCGGCACTGATGAAGTCTGAATTGAGACAGCGCGAAGCACGAATTAAAAAAGCCTTGGGTGAAAAACATGGATGACATCAACCAACTAACAACATTAACGGAAATCGCGACCGTATTGGAAAAAACTAAAAGGGCTATCGAAATACTGGCAAATAAAAGCGGATGGAAATTTACCCTTTCAGGGAAAAAACGCTTGTACGCCCTAACCGCGCTACCCAGCGACATTCGCGAGAAAATCATCATATCTCGCCTGAATGCCACGCTACGACTGGATGACGCCACCAAGGCGGTTATAGCGGCGAAAAATACGCCAGCGGTTACAGTCGAACTATCCGAAAAAGCGGCGCTTGCCAAAGCGATTTTGGACGATAAGCAACGCGAGCGAGACGGCTCCCGCCGCTTGATTTTGCAGTTTGTCCGAGGCTTTAAGGGCGGATTACGAAAAGCCGTGGCAACACTCAATGCCAGTTACACGGCTGGCACCTTGCATCCTGATTTGATGCATGCCATCAGGCATTGCAACGACAAGGCGAATGATAGCCGCATCGGTACTTTGTCAGTGCGATCTGTCACCCGTTGGAAGTCTGACGCCAAAAATAACGGCCATTGCATCCCGCTAAAAACGCGCGTTGAAACCCGTTGGCATGAAATATGGTGGTTGCCGATGTTGTTGGCCTGCTACCGCAAGCCGCAAAAACCGCATATTACCGAAGCTTACGCCGAATTTAAGCAGGATTGGCAGGCTCAAGGCTTGCAAAAAAGGCTACCCAGCTATACGACGGCGCGGCGCAGCTTAAACAAGGTTCCGACGGTCATATTGGAGATGGGGCGTTCTACCGGCTCTGAATTGGCTGCTTTGCGTTCTTTTGTGCGCCGTGACTGGTCGGGAATGAGTAATGAGGTGTGGGTGGGTGATGGCCACACTTTCAAGGCCAAGGTCCGACACCCTGAGCACGGTCAGGCTTTTGCTCCTGAAGTGACCTTGATTATTGATGCGGCCAGCCGGTTTATTGTGGGGTGGGCCTTTAGCCTATCCGAAAATCAGATTGCCGTTTCTGAAGCGCTGGGTAAAGGCATGCAAAAACATGGTAAGCCGCTGATTTATTACAGCGACAACGGTTCGGGCCAAACGGCAAAGATTATTGATTGTCCGGTTGGCGGTATGTTGGCGCGGTTGGGTGTGCATCATGAAACCGGCATACCGGGTAATCCCCAAGGGCGCGGTCTAATCGAAGGGCTTTGGGACATTACTACCATTTGGGTAGCCAAGCAGATGCCGACGTTTCAAGGCACCGGCATGGATGAAGGCTCCATGCGCAAGAACACCCAAGCCATTGAAAGCGCTAAACGTAAAGGCGAAGTGCCAACATTTGTGCCGAGCTGGCAGCGGTTTATCGACGATTGCGAGGCACGTTTTCACTGGTACAACACTCAGCACCAACATAGCAGCCTGGGCGGCAAAACTCCGGCAGAGGTATACCACGCCGGTTTTGATGAAAGCTGGGCGTGTCAGTTGAGCGAAGACGAAAGCATCAATCTTTACCGGCCATCTGTTGATCGCACACCAAACCGGGGTGAAATTCGTTGGCTAAACAACATTTATTTTCATCCGTCTTTGGCGGAGCTACCAGCTAATACCAAGGTGCGAATGCATTATGACGTTAGCGATGCTAGCAAAGTATGGGTATTTGATTTGAATGGTCGATTCCTCTACGAAGCCGAATTTGAAGGTAATAAACGCGCCGGATTCGCGGTGTCCTTGAAGGACTCGCTGAAGGAAAAACGCATCGACGGCATGGAAAAACGAGGTCAAGAAAAGATAGATAGAGCCAATGCGGAACGCGGCAACGTGATCAATGGCGAAGTCTTGCAACGAGTGCCGGTAATACCCAGTGATCCCATCGAGCCTCTAAAGCGCGTCGTGATCGAAGGCGAATTTCAGAAACAAAAGCCGGAAGAAAAACGAATGGGGTATTTAGAAACCATGATGCATATACAAGGGGGTAAAGCAGCGGGAGCAGATTAGTTGCTTCCAAACGGTTGGCGCCGCTTGGAAGCCTTAAACATGAACATTCAATAACATCGATTAGGATTATAGAGCATGAAATTAAGTTATGTACAGACCAGTAACCACGAACTATTTATGACGGGCGTTGCGCTTGCCGAAAATAGCATGGCTCAAGAGGCTAGAACCGTTCTTGTTGCTGGCGAACCTGGCACGGGGAAAACCCGCGCTGTTGAACACTATGGGGCTAATCGGAACGCCATTTATATTCCTGGCATGCCTGGTATGAATCTTCCCTATATTCGAGCATTATTGGCCGATGAGCTTGGCATTAATGGTTTAAAAGGCTATGCGCTTCAGAAGACTATCGATAGCGAAATGGCGCGTTGCCGTCAGCCTATTATTCTGGACGAGTCGCAACATGGCCTCGATAACAAAGCGGTTGTCATTGAGTATCTAAGGCGCATTGTCGAGCAAGCCGGAACCGTGTTGGTTTTGGTTTGCCACATATCCGAAAAACACCGGTTTGCAGCGCACAAGCTTGCTCATATCTCCACACGCATTAAAACGGTTGTCGATTTTAAACCCGCTTCATTGGCGGATACCCAATTGTATTTGAAGCAGTTATGTGAAGTGAGCGTGGACGATGATATTGCTAAATTAGTGTATCACCAGTCAAACGGTCGCTATCGTTTGATGGTGTCAGCAGTCCAGACTCTGGAGACTTTAGCCGCCACCAAGAATAAAACCGCCTTGGTAGCCGAAGATGTTAAGGGATATTTGCTTTGCGAGGATGCGGCCAATTCACTGCGTAAAACGGGTAGATAAGCAATGCGTCAAGGACAAACGGCACCACGCACCATGACAGGCGGTCTGAGGGCTAAATCTTGGTGGGTTTTGCGAAAAAATCGACGCATAACACTTGCCGAGTTGATGTTAACCGTTTGCGATGGTCAAGAGAAAAGCGCCGAAACGAATTTACGGCGCTGGTTGAATAATTTGGTTGATGCCGGTTTTCTGACCCGTGAGCGCGTGAACGATGGCAAATTGACCAGCAACGGCAGTTATCAATATAGCTTGGTTAAAGACATTGGCCCGAAAGCGCCGGTGGTGCGTATGTCTACCAGTGAAATCTTCAACCCAAACAGTAACGAAATTACTTCATTCAGAGTATCCAAAAATGGCAAATGAGATTAATGATATTGAGGTCAAAAGTGTCCAAGACGCACTTGAGACAGCCGGTATGTTCTTTTACCGCCTCGAAAGACTGGCGAACTCCAGCATCGTCCTGAATGAATTCAAGGATGGCGACTTCCAGAACCCGCTGTACAAACAAGATTGCCTCTTCTATCAACTGGAAAGCATCCGCGATTTATCCCGGAAGTACGAAAACTTGTTCGATGATTTAGCCATCTCGTTTGGCAGGACCATCGATTTTAAGCTTAAAGAACTGGATATGTTAGCGTCGGGATCGGCCGAACTGCTGCCGGAAGACAGCGCCCAAGCCGTCCTAGCCGGCAGCGTCAATTCGGCACTGGAACACCCCAGCCCAAAACCTTAAGATAATCGCCCAAAACGCGCCGAATCGCCTTGGTCGATCGGTTGAAGCGGCGCGGCGCTTGGTGGCGTTTATAGACGCCAATATTAGCCCCGCATGGCTTGGCTTCTCGGCTCTAACCCATTCGCCGGTTTCAATATCGTTCACCGGCGCATTTTCTCCCGCTGTTTCAACAGGTGTTGAATAACTATTAAAGCGGCTTAAGGTTTTAAACCGCTTTAATTAGGCCGCTAGGTGGTTCTGGGACAATGACACCTGTCATTCAACCCATTCAGGGAGCTACCATGCCATTAACCACTGACCGAAACACCCCCGAACGAGACGGGCATCTAGTTCAGCATCCAATGGCCGCCGGCAAGAAAATCTATGCCGGGGCCTTAGTGGTGCTTAACGCCACCGGCTATGCCGAACCCGGCTCGACAGCTACCACGTTAACCGCCGCCGGGCGGGCCGAAGCGCAAGTCGATAACAGCGCCGGAGCCGACGGTGCGAAGCGCATTACCGTGCGGCGCGGCCTATTCCACTTTGCCCATACCGCCGCCGACGCCGTGACCCGCACCAGCATCGGCCAATCCTGTTATATCGCCTCTGACTATAGCGTTGCCAAGACCGACGGGACCGGTACCCGCTCGGTAGCGGGCAAGGTAATCGACGTGGACAGCGACGGCGTTTGGGTGGAGATTGGCTGATGAAACCGGATTTAACTCAAGCGATGACCGCTTCTTTGCTGATCACCTTGGCCGAGTTAGACGCGGTAAGCAATAATCAACAATGGGTTCATTTGCTGCCGATGGGCCAATTCAGCGCCAGTGATGGCCGAGGCCCTTGGCTGGTGGACAATGCCGAACAGGTGATTACCAACACGCTGGAAAGGGCCGGTTCTAGGAAAATCCCCATCGATTATGACCATCAAATCGACCGCTCGGCCCAAAACGGACAACCTGCGATAGCGGCCGGTTGGATTACGCAACTGCAAGAGCGGGATGACGGCATTTGGGGCTTGGCGGAATGGACGGACAAGGCTAGCGCTCACTTGGCCGCTAAGGAATACCGCTACTTGAGCCCGGTCATTCATTACGACGCTAGCGGCAAAGTCACCCGAATTAGCCGGGCGGCGCTAGTCAATAATCCCGCGTTGGAATTGACGGCCCTAGCCAGCGAGCAAGCCGCCAACTTACAGGAAGAACTGACGGACACCCAGGACAAACTGCAAACGGCATTGGCGCAACTTGAATCATTCCAACAAGAAGCCAAGACGAAAGAAACGGACCAGTTGGTTGATACGGCAGCGGCTCAAGGCCGGATATTGCCTTTTCAGAAAGAGTTCGCCGCCAAGTTGTGTGCGCTCGATACCGGTTTGTTCGGTGATTTCGTCAAGCTGGTCGAGCGCGATAACTTAGCCCTATTCAAAGAAGTTGACTACGGCCAAGAGCAAGAGCATGCCCAAGCCTTAAGCGAAGACGAGAAAACCATTTGCAAAGCCTTAGGCCATACCCATGAAGAATTCACTCAATTAGGAAAAGATTATGATTATTAATTCAGCCAGCCTTAATTCGTTGTTCCAGGGCTTTAACGCTTCGTTCAATAAAGGCGTTCTCGCCGCGCCCAGCCACTATAAAGAGGTGGCAATGGTGGTACCTAGCACGTCGTCCGCCAATACCTATGCCTGGCTTGGACAGTTTCCCAAATTGAGGAAATGGGTGGGCGACCGCGTGATCAAAAACTTAGCCGCGCACGGCTACGTACTCGAAAACGAGCTGTTCGAAAGTACGGTCAAAATTAAGCGCACCGATATTGAAGACGACCAATACGGCGTTTACAGCCCGATCATGGAAGAAATGGGCAGGGCCAGCGGCGAGCATCCCGACGAGTTGATTTTTGCGCTATTGGCCGAGGGTTTCAACACGGCCTGTTATGACGGGAAAAACTTTTTCGATACGAACCATCCGGTCGGCGATGGCGAAACCGTGGTCAATGTGTCGAATATGCAAGCCGGTTCCGGCGCTGCCTGGTTTTTGCTGGATACCAGCCGTTCGATCAAGCCGGTGTTGTTTCAAGATCGCGAATCTTACAAATTCCAGATGCTGACCAAAGATACCGACGAGCCGGTTTTCATGCGCGATGAATACCTGTACGGGATTAGAGCCAGGGTGAATGCTGGGTTCGGCTTATGGCAACTGGCGTTCGGCTCCAAGGCGGATTTGGATTCGACCAATTACGCGGCGGGACGTACCGCTATGACGACCTTAAAAAGCGATGAAGGCCGGCCATTGGGTATTAAGCCGAATAAGTTGGTGGTCGGGCCGACGCTCGAACAGGCCGCGCTTAAATTGATCAATACCGAACTGGTATCCGAGGGCGGCGTGTCGGTCAGCAACGAATGGGCCAACAGTATTGAGGTTGTGGTCGTGCCTTGGTTGGAGTAATCCGTCGGTCGACCACTAAGTGAATCGGAATGTGATTTATGCATTCGATTTGCCTGACAATGCCAGCAAAGTGGCTATTGAGTTAAATCGTTGGGAAAAGGTGCGTGGCTGACTCAGGGATTCGGAAGAAGGTGAATCACCATGAGCGGCGCCGGATTCGAACCGGATAATGTAGTCGCTGACACGCTTACAACCGTTCCCATTGGAAACAACCGCTCATGGCTGTTTAGAGTATAGCGCATAATTATTTTTGAATGCTATTGAATGGTTTGAATTTAAAGAGAGAGCGGTGCAGCGATGTTACCAGCATCTCTGCAACCTCAATACGCAGTGCAGTAACACTGTGAACCGAGCAAGGCTCCCTGCCATGTCGACACGACAGAGAAGCCTAGCAGATTTTTTTATTTTTGTGAGGTTCACATGATTAAAGTTCGTTAGCGGGTTGGATGAGTGATAAGCATCAGCTTTCTAAACAACTAAGCGGCGGCGCGTGCGCATTCGGTAAGCGCCGCCTATAGATTCAATTAACACATACAGGACCTAGCATGCTTAACAGTGAAGAGGTGATGGCCGATCTAATGGCCTTTGTTCGCCAGGAAATCAGTTCCCCTAAAACCGGGGACGCTTGCGCCAAAGCCCTACTTAGGTGCTTTGGGCTCAATTTCCGGCATCAGACGATCTATGTGCCCAATCAAACCCAACGGCTTAAGGAAATCAGCGAACGCAACGAAGCCGTTATTCGTGAATTTAACGGGCGCAATCACAATGAATTGGCGCTTAAATACCGCGTCAGTCTTCAAACGGTTTATAAAATCATCAGGGAATCGCGCCAACAGGCGGAAACCGGCGAAAAGCCACTTAAGCCTATCCTGCTGTTCGTGATTGATGAATACCTGCCGCCCGATTTGACCAGGGCGGGCTTAGATGAAACCGAGGCAAAGAACCTTAGCCAAAAAGTAGCGGATTATTTGTGCGAAAACTATGCAGGGACCATGTTCCATATGGTGGATGTGATGAAGGCCAAGTAAGGAAGGTGAGGCTGGCTATCCGGTCGGAGTCGAACCGACATAGGTGGCGCAAAGCGCCTTTCTGTTCCCCAATCCATGCACGTAGATAACCAGCCAGGCCACAACTATACGCTGACATATTAAGCGATACAAAAAATCGGAAAAAAATATTAATTTTAAGGCGCTATCTTTGCGCCAAAAAACTTTGAAAGTCGCGCCAAATAACGCGCCCTGCTACAAATCGCCGCTTTGCAAAGCCTAATAAATGGCATTTTTAACCATTTTTCCCGATTTTTCT